CTCGCCTCAACAATAGACTTCTGATTATCACTAACATTCTTGTCTGTATCAGCGGCGGTATTAGCAGCCTTTTCTAGGGTTAGCATAGTATTGGCTTGCTTATCTTTGGCTTCAGCTTCTAAGTAAGCTTGGTTTGCCGCTTCAGTAGCCGCCTGCTGCTGAGCAATGGCATTTACATCAATGCCTAATCTCTCTGCCTCTTCTGGAGTTGGCTGATCAACACCTTGCATAATCATCATTCTACGCACGCGATTAGTAAGCTTATCTTTAATATGTTTAGGTGAGTCTTGTAATTCGACCATGACATCAGTAATTAAAGGAACTAAAGCAGGGTTACTATTGGTCATCATCGCTAGGCTTTCTGCAAGTTCAGCATTCTGAGCGCCTTGAGATATACCCGCGTAAGCTCTAGCCCCATAGTTACCTTTAGATAAGTCATTTTCTAAGATAACATCACCGGTCATTTTGTCTCGCATAGGCGAGGTAATAGCCACATCTTGAGGGTTTCCATCGCCATCCATGTAAGACACGACATCCTCATAATCGTAGACATTAGGAATCATATCTAAAAGGATTTCCCACGTTAACTGCTTGGCATTCTTATGGTGGTCACGGTAAACAGCGGTTCCTAGATTAGCTTGAGCAACCTGCTCACGATATGACTTACCAGATACTTGATTAATCTGCTCATCTGATACCGTACCCATAGCAGCTTGGATATCTCTTTCTGCTTGAGCGATCTGCTGAACTAAAGCAGGGCTAATCTGAGCTGAACCCATTCTATAAGGCGCCTGAGCTTCAGGGTCTGCGTTATAAGTTAATACAGGAGGTAGTGGCTGCTGCTCCCAATCTGACTCCATACCATCAATCTGATTAACAGTCGCCAGAATAGGTTGCTCAGGATTCATTGCGGTGGTCTCAATGAACTTACTAACCGCATAGTCATCGATTCTCTGAGCATCTTTAGCTAACCGAACACGACCTCGGATGTAATTAGTACCCTGAACTGTAGTAATAACGCCGTAGTCTGGAATGAACGGGAAAAACTTAGAAGGGAAATCAAACGCGCCCTCTAGAATCTCTAAACCGTTAACCATTACCATCTTAACTCGCTCAGCAGACTCCATTCTTACTTTCAAAGTTCCATCACGGCGAATAGAAATAGCCCCAGCGGCTTTTAACTCATTCTCTTGCTCTTTGGTTATATCCTCCAATACTTCACCCGTAACAAGCTCTATAATGCTCTTCTTGTATCTTTCCTTATACCAGTATTGAGCGACACAAACTGTATCTCGCATATACCAAGATGACGAGATATTAGAATCACGCTTTAAGTCTGCAACACTACCAAAACTAGATACAGAGGCTTTAGGCCAACGACGTTTATGCTCCTCGAAAGGGATATACTCTCGATAGAATAAGTGATTAGCGTCTACGTTTAGAATTTGTGGAGTGGAGCGAGCATCAAAGAATAGTGTATTTACCGCATCAGAGAGTGAGTCAATGTAGCATTCCTGCTCGAAACCGCCCTCTTTGTAGCGTGTGACAATACGCCAAGCACCGAAACCGCAAGTCTGATTAGCATTGTAGCCAGTATCATAAGCGTTATTAGCATCTGATTTTTCTTCAATTCGTTTGATTAAAGCCTCACGAGCTTCAGCGCCTTCTGGAGTCGCGCCATTGCCATTTGGGAAAACCTCTCCCTCTGGGCGCATCATTAAGTATGTGCCGTTACTCTTCTGTAATTCATAAGCAATCTTATTTACTGCGAAACGAGGCGAGCCGTCATCAGAACGATATGAACCACCGTCAATATAGCCCTCATAAGAGTCTAGGTTTTCAATCCAAGTACCACCTTGCACATTAGCAACAATGGTATCCTCATTCATGATCTCACGCTGTTCTTTCTCAACACCGTAAATCTTTCCCCAGTTCTCCATAATTTCAGCGTGGAATTTTTCACGCTTATTTCTACTCATTGCCATTAGTATTTACGCCTCTGCGGTTTAAATGATTTTCTCTTCATAGTCTCTAAAATAACCGGCTCAGCAAATGTTAACCCTAGAGCATCCCCGTAATCAGGAGAAAAACCAAACTCTTTCTTTATCTTCTCTTTACTCCACAACACCTTTCTATCATGCGAATCCCTATCATAAGGACTCGCACACAAATCAGCGTGTATCTCATCATCATCTGGGATATCGACAGGTAAATTCTCATCAGAGAACCACTCTGCCATTCCACCCCACATTTCATTGCGCTTGTTTTTATAAAGCTCTGGATTTATTGCGCCAGAACCAAACCAGATCGCTTTTACTCTATCACCATAACCAAGCTCAACAAGTCTATCAACCAAATCAGCACCCTCACCCGCATCTATAAACATCATGTCAGGCTTTTTGTTACTAATCGGATCAACTGTGTCGAGTATTTTAACACATATTGCTACCTTTTTACTCAACCTATCAACTTGAGAGCCTGTAAACCCTTGTTTGCCCCAAACCTTTCTCCCCATTCTGTTAATAGTGGTAAACCTATCGCCACCTCTTGATGGGTCAACACCAACAATAAAGGCTCCAGAAGGATTAGCTTCAGCCTTTCTAGCCTTAAGAACAAAGTCACCCTTAATAAGCCCATCACCACCTGAAACCTGAAACGCCTCGGCGGCATTAAATGGATACTCTTGCCTAAATGCCTTTAAACCATCAGCTCCACCAGCAGATAACTCAGCAATCTTATTACGACGCCAAATAACATGCTCTCTAGTTAGGCCGTCTTTCGTGTAGTGCTGTATCAACTTATCCTCTTCAGGGGTAAATACAACATCATCAGGAACAGGCTTTGTATATTCCTCCTGCCAATACCAAGGGACGAAGATGGGGATAAACTCAGTCTCCCCTCTCTCAGCCGCCTTCCACTGCTCATGAAAGTAACCACCAACACCGTTAGCTGTAGACTCTAAGATGATCTCAGTATTAGGCTCGTCAGCGATTGTCTGAAGAATGCCTTTAGCGTGCTCTTGAGCATTAGGCCAGAAAGCAACTTCGGAGCCATGAAATAATTGGTTAGTCATTGAGCGGCCTACAGCCTTATTACCAGCCGTACCAACACGATAGCCAGAGTCTAAAGCATCAAAGTGCAAGGACTTATCATTACTCGCTCTTATCTTGGGTTTAACATGAATAGGAAGATTCTCATAATAGCGTTTAGCCATTGAGAAGATAGACTTTGTTGCCTCTTCCTCATGAGTAAGGATATAAGCCTGAACACCAAAAGCATTAGTGGTTAACCAAGTAAACCTACCCTCTGTATAAGTAGAGCACCCTTGCTGTCTACCCTTAAGAACAATAGCTCTTACTTTCCCAGTATCTTTCTTTTGCTGCTCTATTCGCTTATGTATGTACTGCTGAGCTTTATTTAATTTAAAAGGCTCTATCTTTGCCGTCTTAGTCTTAATGAATAGAGAGTTATAAGCGTAGAAAGGAAAATCTTCGACTAGCCTTCTTCTAGATTCTTCAATCTCGCTAGCCATTCTTCATGAGTCTCTGTGGTTACGTTTGCATCAAGCTCGATAGCTTTGACATCTGGAAGGAACTTCTTAATTAGACTTAACTTATGATTAATTACCTTGTCTATTCTGTTAACTTCTTGTTGTGTAAGGTCTTTCTCTAAATTAGCTAATTCATTAAGCAAATCAGTAACATGCTGTAAATGACCTTGACTAGATAAAAGCTCTCTTAGACTCTCTCTTCTAGCCTCTTTGTGCTTTTGCGCGACTGTCTGACCGACTCTAGGCATGATCTCTCCTTCATGACTTATTTAGTGAAATTAAGAAAGAAATTGATCTTCTTCTTAGTTGACGCACGAGTCTTAGGGTTTTTCATTTTATCCCTAGCCCATGACTTTTTGATCTCTCCATTAGCCTTTAATCCGCCATCACGCTTAGCGATAGCCTTAAGACTCCCTACTTCTTTAGGATCTATTTTGATTTTATCTTTTGCCATTCGCACTCTTTACCAATCATAGACATTACAGGCTTATACTCGCCATTCTTTTCTTCATAAGCAACACCGGCATACAAACCTTTATTATCTCTTACTACGTGTGCAATGCCGTCTTTTATAACAATAGCCATTATCTCTCTCCTCTATCCCTTGCGCCCTTCTTGGTTGTCTTTTTAGAATCCTTAGCAAATTTCTTAGCCACTTCAGGCTTATTTGCATATAGAAATTTTCTTTGAGCTTCAGATTTAAAAGGCACTAGAAAGGATTGCCCACTAACTCTTGAAGACTTAAGTTAACATCAGTTGAACCACCAGCACCTGAGGTCACAACAATATACTGAGAGCCTTGGCCGATTGTGTACTTAAAGCCTTGGTCTGCCATTGCTGTCCCTGTAATCTCTAAAGCTGGAGCAAATAAAGGATCGTTAACATCTGCCGTCCGACCTTGCCCCATGTACTTTGCAATAACAATAGACACTCCGTCGAATGTGCCAGCAGCTTCAATATCTAATACATTAGAGCCGGCAGTACGAATAGAGCCGTCTAAAACCCCATCATTTTTGATATTAAAAATAGACATTTTCTTTACCTAAATAAAAATATTATACCTTAAAAAGTGTTACGTTACTACACAGCCTTTCTAGCTTGGTCTAGTGTTAAACTAGTTCCACTGAATAGCTTTACATCAGCCATATAGCCGTTATAGGGAACCGTCATATTAACATTACTGCCGACCTGAGTTGTTGGCTGTGTTATCGCGTCATCTGTCATTGCAGGATTGTTACCCTCATCATCTGGCGTTATGATTGTAACCCCATTAGTTGAATCCTTAATAATCAGGCAATCGAAAGTACTTGACGACACATCAGCAAATACATTATCTACAAAACCACCTACAGTCTGGAAGAATGCAACTGTATCTGATCCAGTTCCTGAGTTTCTGACAATAAACTGATTATTGCCTGACTCTCTGTTTTGTAACACCGCAGCCGTAGATGGATTACCCAAATTACTCCAATTGATAGCCTTGAAGTAAATACAGAAATCATTAACTAAACTTGTAGGCCAATTTACCGATAGATCATCATCAGCCGAACCAAACCCAAAACCCATAGATATCTGAGTAAATGCCGCCTCATCAACCGCATAGTTAACAGTATTTCCGCGCCAATCCGTCACACTTGATGTGCTAGCTCGAGAGAATACCCCTACATCACTACTTACCGCATCAACCAAGTCAGACTTAAGAGGATAGTGAAGTACTAGCTCTACGCCCGATGGAAGCACTTCTGAATAATTATTACCATTACCATCTGATAATAGAGATACTGCGAGAGGACTTGTTAATGACTTAACTAGACTCATTTTTTAACCATTTTATATAAAGACATCACACAAACAATCGCCGACAGAATTTGAAAAACATTGTCTAAAGTAACAACATAACTGAAGCACTCAAATAATACCCAGTGATCTATACTGTTT